TAAGACGATACATTTCTTACACAAGTCGGAGAAAGCGTTTTGGGAAAATCCTGACCTATTAAATAAGAGTTTAAACGCAACGGTGCCACTTTTACCGAGAACATTTATCATAGATGAGACAACTGCTAATGGGTATAACTTCTTCAAAGACGAGTGGGATGCGAGTAAAAGAGGGGAAAACGAGTATAAACCGTTCTTCTTTGGGTGGGATTACGATGAAAAAGCGGTGATGCCTGTGGAAGATGGCTTTGAGTTTTTGCCTTGTGAGATAGAGTATATGCTAATGAACGACTTAACAAAAGAGCAAATGCGTTGGCGTAGGTATAAGATAGTCAATGACTTTGGGTATAGTCTGGCAGATATAGAGAACGATGATATAGACGACTTTAAACAAGAGTATCCGCTTACAGATACAGAATGTTTTGTAGCAAGTGGAAGGAGTGTATTTAGTCAAAAAGTAATCCAAAAAGGGTTGGAATATAGCAAAAATGTTATACCTAAAAGGTATGAGATAAAATCTTATCCTTGCGAGACAGACTTGATGGTGTATGAAGAACCAGAGGTAAAAGAAAAGGTTATCTATGACCAAAGGGTAGAGTTTAACTTTGAGAAAAAAGAGTATGAGTATGTAGATACGGACTTTGTTGCAGGGAAGAAGTATTACTATGCTAATTATGTAATGGGAATAGATACAAGTGGGCTTGGTGCTGATAACAATGTAATAAGCGTATGGCATACAAATACTAAACGCAAAGTAGCAAGGTGGATGATAAAGGATATAAGCGAAGAAAACTTGGCGAAAGTGGCGGTAGAGATAGCAAAATTATATAATAATGCTTTAATCGCACCAGAGATAAACTTTTCGCATAGTTTAGTTGATTTTATATTAAATCTTGGGTATGAGAACTTGTATATTAGGGAAAACACTAAAAGGATAGACAAGAAAAATCAAGCATTGGAGTATGGATTTCAAACAACAACGATAACTAAACCGGTGATTATAAGTTATATGAAGAAAGCGTTAAACGAAGATTACACGGTTAATCCAGATATAGAGTTTTGGAGAGAAGCGGAGTATTTCGTTCAAGATAAAACAAGGGCTGGAAATGATATATATGGTGCATCAAGCGGGCATCACGATGATATAATAATGGCAGATATGATAGCAAGATATGTTTGCGATAGTATGATGGTAGAACAAGGATACACGATAAGAGACGAGTTAGTTGATAACGGCAAAGGCGAAATTGGAGGGATATTCTTGGAAAAGAAAACTTGGTTAAGTGGATTAGGTAAAAATAAAAAACAAAATAGTTTCGTAAAGGAGGCGTTTAGAAACAATGCGTAAATGGATTAGCAAGAGGGTTTTAAGGAAGTTGTATGATGAGTTAGTTATTGACCATAGCAACTTGCTTAATGACTATGAACACTCAAAAGAAGCGTATGCTTTGGTTGTGAAAAGTTTAGAAGATATGGCAAGCGAAAAAGAAAAGTTAAAGTTAGAGGTAGAAGCGTTAAAAAGTGAAAATGACTTTTTAAGGAAGCAACAAGATGCGAAAGTTGTTAATAAGTTTCAAAAAATAAAGAAAGCAAGGGCGGGTTTCTATGGCGAATAAGTATGAAAAATTAGGAATAGCGTATGATAGTGAAGCGATTAAAACTTATGACCTTTTTGAAAATGCGAGAGGTTTTAAGAATAGTTTAGGCGAAGTTGGGCTTGAAAAAGAGATACAAAGATGTGTTAATTTTGTAGAGGGAAAGCAGTGGCTTGTAGATAAAGAAAACGATGATTATCCGTATATTGTTCTAAACATTATGAAACAGATAATGAAAGTAAGACAAGCAGGGATAATGCAAAATGACTATGCGTTTTTGGTTAATACTTTGAAGTTTGATGATGCGAGGAAAATACAGTATTTCTTAAAGTATTTGTATAATAGACTTGATATAAAAAAGAAGAACATTAGAGTAATAGCAGATAACTTTAAGAAAGGGACAAGTGGGCTTTACTTTTACTGGGATAAAGATAGAAGAAGTGTTTTGAGTAATGAAGCAGGTGAGTTAAAGTGCGAAGTATTTGATATAAGATATATGGCAGTTGCTGACCCAGAGATTACAGATATTCAAGACCAAGAGTGGATTATTTATCAGACAAGAGAAAAGGTAGGTGCGTTAAAAGAGCAATACCCAGATAAAGAGATTTACAGTGATGGCTATTTAGCAACAGCACTTACACAAAAAGAACAAGTAGGGCTTGACGAAGACGAAAATTTTGTAACTGTTTATACAAGATTTTATCGTAATGAAGTAGGTGAGGTATGCTATACAATCTCAACGCCGACGATTGTTTTAGAAAAAGCACAAGCAATGAACCCAAATTATGTAGGTAGTTTAGAAGAAATGCCAAATACACTATCTATAAACGATATAAAGACTTACGAAAAGTATGATGGTGTAGTTTTTGGACTTTATCCTTTTGCTGTTTATGTAATGGATGCAAGAGATAATTGCTTTTACGGTTTACCTGGTGCTTATGAGTATATTGAAGCACAAAAGAGTATCAATGCTCACTTTTCTAACTATGATTATGCGATTAGCAATAATGTATTAGGTGGATTTATTTATAGAAAAGGTGCGTTAGGCGACCAAAAGATAACAACAGATAATGCCCAGATGATAGAGATTGACTTAAAGCCAGGGGAAAAGGTAAGTGATATTATTGGAAGAATACCAGTAAATAACTTGCCAGCAGAAAGTCTTAACTTTGGGGGAACGCTAACAAGTATGGTTAAGATGGTAGCAGGAGCAACTAATGTTCAAATGGGGCAGGCGGACTATGCTAATCAAACAGCAAAAGCAACAGAGATGCTAATCCAAAGGGCGAAAGAAAACACAAGCGATTATGCGATACTTTTTGAAGAATATATGAAAGACATAGCAGAAGTTATGTTTATGTTTGCGAAGTTCTACTATGATAAAAAAGAGTTTAACATCATAGAACACGGGGTAGAAAGCGACACTAACTTTGAGTTTGTGGGTGAAAAAGCGTTTAGTGGTGGTGATTATGTATCTGATGATGTAGATTTTGATATTAGAGTTAGTCCAAGCAATGCGTTAAACGAACAAATGCTACAAGAATTAGCAATGTTAAGCGTTCAAACTGGAAACTTAAAGATGTTAAGTGTGATGAAGTTATTGCCATATAATTCTTATGCAAGTTATGAAGAACTAAAAAGGGCGTTAGAACAAGAAGATAGAACAATGGAAATTATGAAAGCCCAAGAAGAAAAGATAAAAGAGCAAAACGAAATGATGCAAATGATGGCAGAAGAATATAAGAGGATGACGGAAGTCGCAAAAACAATGGATACGGTAGTTGCTGAGAATTTGAGGTTAAAAGAGCAAATAGCAGAAGTATATGCTAAAAGTGTAGAAAATGCTAATCAGTCACGAAGGGAAATGCAAGAAGCGTTAAGACAAGTGCAAAATATGGTAGATGCACAAAGAAGAAGTAAAGAGGTGAAGAAATGAAA